GCCCGCACATTCGAGAGCTGCGAGATCGCCGCCGTCATGTTGGCGATCACGCCGGCCGGATTGACCGGGCTCGGATACTGGATCACCTGCGTCGTGTTGCTGCCGATGGTGATGGTGAAATGCGCCCCGCCCGCCGGCATCGGATAGGCGGTCGAGCCCGCATCGAAGCCGAAGAAGCTCAGGTCCCAGGCGGCCGCCACGCCGTTGGTGTAGACCGCCCCGAAATCCACATTCGGGATGTTGGTGAACGGCGCCCAGTCCATGTTCCATTCGGTCGCCGAGCCTTGCCGCATGATGCGCAGCGGCGGCCAGGCATCATGGAAGCACAGCATCGTGTCGAGCTGCTGCTGCACATCGACTTCGGTCAGGCGGCCATCGTAGGGAACATAGGACGAGCCCACATAGCCCGTCGCGGCGTAGATGTCGGCATTGCCTTGCGTGAACACCACGTCATAGGCTTCCGAGACCGAATAGGTGAAGGGCCGCACCCGCACCGCCCCGAGCGTCCCAGTTTCATTAAAGACCCCGATCGCCGACAGCGTGAAGGCATAACCCGCCGTCACCGGCGTCACCGTCAGGCGCCAATAGCGCGCGCTCACCGGTTGCCCCGGCGGCGCCGCCAGCCGCCGGTTATGGTAGACGATGTCGATGCCCGCCGTCGCGAGCGTGGTCCAGGTGGCATTGTCCGCCGAATATTGCAGGGCGAGCGTGCCCGCCGTCGTCGCCAGCACGAAGCTCCACAAATCGATGGCGCTGACCGCCTTCGCCGAGCCGAGGTCCATGGTCCAGACCACATTCGCCCCGGCCGCGAGGGCGTTGGTCGTGAGTGCGGAACTCGGTGACGAAATCGGTCCCAAGGCATTACCGCCCGAGGGCGCGGTGTAGGTCGCGCCGAGCAGGCTGACGGCGCCGAGCTGCGAGCGCACCCGCGCGATCTTCTGCGTGCCCCAGCGGTTGCGAAAGCCGCCTTGCGGCAAGGGCGCCACGTTCTCGAAGCGCGAGGCGCCGGTCGCGTAGATGTGCAAATCGGTGTTCTGCTGGATCAGCTCATCCAGCTCGCCGGAGGTGAAGCGCGGCTGAAATTTACCGGGCCGGCCGACCATGCCTCAGCTCCATCTGGCATCGGTGAGCGGATCGCGGACGAGCAGGATCGCCGAGGGCTGCGTGCGGGCATCGAACTTGATGGCGTCGCCGAGGAAGCCGCCCCGGCGGTTCTCCTGCGGCGAGCCCCAGGCCTTCGCTTGAACCGCCTCCAGCATCCCCGAATTGCCGGACATGGGGATCATCAGCTCGGCGGCGAGGCAGGCGACCGCGGCCTTGAGGAAGGGCGCGCTCCAGCGGTTCGGATCGACCGCGTATTGCAGGGTCGCGAAGAGGCGGGTGTAGTAATCGGTGAAGAGCGTGAAGCCCTCGATCGCGAAGTCCTTGTGCGGCACCAGCGGCACGCGCGGGAAGCGGAACACCGCCAAGGGCTCGCCGAGCGCGTCCGAGGGCAGCGCATAGGCATATTGCCAGCCCGCCCCCATGCGGTTGTCTTCCGGGTCGAGCGGCGCCACGATCTGCGACAGCTCGATCGTCTCCTTGGTGAAGCTCCACGGATAGAAGGCCAGCAGCCAGCCGATCGTGTCGTTATAGATCGACTTGACGGTCCGGGCCGCCTGCGTCGCCTCATCAAAATTCTGGATCGGCGCTGACCCAATTCCGATCAGCGCCCGATTGGCGATATCGACGTCGGTCGGCATGTCAGACCTGCAGCGCGACCGTCACCACCCCGCCGACATTCGTCACCACCACATAGCCGGCCGTGAAGGGCGGCAAGGTCGCCAGGTTGCCGACGACGCGGATGGTGTCCCCGACGTTCAGGAAGGTCGTCGCGCCGTTGAAGTAGCCGGCCGCCTCGACCACGGCTTCCGCGTCGCCGGTCACGTAGCCGTATTCGTATTTCACGGAGCCCGCGCCATCGAGGTAGTGCCCGAGCGAGTCGCGCCGCGACAGCGAAGTCAGATCCAAAGCCATTGCCGCCTCCGTTCAATTGATGGTGATCGCCGAGTTCGACGCGAAGCGCAGGCGCAGCATGCCCGGCGGCAGCAAGGTCTTGGCGGTCGCCGAGAAGCGGTTGTTGTGATACCAGCCCGAGTACAGGTTCTCCCACGTCACCGTGGTGCGCAGGTCATAGTTGACCGCGTAGCCGATGGCGTCCCGGTGCCACATGAAGAAGTCGAGTTGATTGGCCGCAGGCACCGGCGAATACTCGTCGGGCCACAGCAACCAGGTGACGCCGTTCCAGAACTTCGAGGTGGTCACTTTGGTGTAGGGCAGGTCGGAATAGCCGGTCCAGTCGGCGTCGGCGATCTGCCGGTAGGAGAGCAGTTGGTTCCAGAACAGCGACGGCAGGGCGCAATAGACGCCGCCGTCCCACATGGCCATCTGCTTTTGCAGCACCTGGCAGGCCGTGAGCGCCGAGACGAGATCGAAGGGCGCCGTGCCGTTGCCGATGGTGGTCAGCGACTGCGCGTTCATCTCGTTGATCACGATCAGGTCGGAGCGGCGTCCGATCGCCATGCCGGCGGTCTTCGACACCACCTCCATTTCGTTCACCGTGATCTTTTCCAGATCGTCTTCCCAAACCCAATCGTTCGCCTGCCAGCCTTGCATGGTGGCATCGACGTAGTTGCGCGGCGCGTTCATGGCCGGCCCGAAGGAGCCACGCACCAGGGGCGCGGCCTCGCCGCGTCCGGCGATCATGAAGCGGGCGGTGTTCGCATGGATGCGGCCCGGCTCCATGTACATGCCGCGCAGCAGGTTGCCCTTGGCTTGGTAGACGTGGATGGCGCGATCCTGGTACTGGGTCACGTACCAGTTGGGGGCTTCCATCGACATTTGCCGTTCCTTTCGTGTGAGGGAAACTCACGCCGTTCGGAAGGCCGTCGAGGTTGCCGGGGGCGTTACCGCAGGCCGGCGCCGGTCAGGGGTCCACGCGCGGATTGCGGGCCATCATAAACCCGCTCGCAATTGGTCAAGTGTGATCAGGCGCCAGGCCCGTAAAGCCGCTTGTAATCGGCATCGATCGCGGCGGCGAACTTGGCGTCGTATTTGCCCGAGGAGCGATCGTTGCGCGGATCGCGCATGCGCGCCTGCAGCTCGGTGCGGGTGACGCCGCCGGCCGAGCCCGCGTCGCCGCCAGGCTGCAGGCCACGGCCGCCCATCGCGCCCCGCAGCCCGGCGAGCGCGCGCAAGCCCACATGCGTTTCGAGCAGCGGCTCCAGCGCCTTCACGGACTCGGCCGTCAAGGTGCCGTTGCGCTTCAAGCCATTCAGGAAGCCTTCGGCCGAGGCGATATGCGGGCGCATCGCCTCGATGGTCTGCTCGTCGGTCATGCCCGACGCCTGCTCGCCGAGATAGGCGCGGCGCTCGGCGCCGGGATTATAGGGCTTCGCCAGCACGCCCTTCTCCACCAGCGTCTCGTAGAACCCCGACACCAGGTCCTGAAACTGCCCCGGCGCCATGCCCGTCTTGTGGGCCTGGTCGCGGAAGGCCAGGAACACCGGATCGTTCTCGAGCTTCGGCACGAAGGGCGCCACCTTGTCGGAGGGCTTGAAGGTGTAGCCGGCCGGGTCCTTCGGCGGCGCGCCGCGCTTGCCGATCTCGTCGCGCTGGCGCTTCCAATCCTCCGCCACCTTGGCGGCGAACTTCGCCGGGTCCTCGTCGCGTAAGTGCGCCGGGATATACTCAGGCGGCGCCCATTTGCCATCGCCGACCGGCGCGTTCGGGTCGGCGACGGCGCCAGGCGCGCCGCCGCCGCCCGCCCCGGCCGGTTGTTGGCCACCATTGACAAGCGCGCCTCCGGCGCCAGGCGCATCACCGCCTGTTGCGGCGCCGGAGGGTGCTGCAGCGCCGTCTCCCGCATCGGGCGCCAGCAGGGGTGTGATCCACCAATTCATTTTTTGCCTTTGCCCTTTGGGTTAGCAGGTTTTGCAGATTGCAGGCGCAGGCGCCAACGGCGGGACGCGATCTTCGACGGCGCTGTGCCTAGTCCCGAAAAAAGGCCGGATGCGGCAGGCCTCCTCCTGCGATCGCCGTCAGTAGATAGATCAATACCAGGATCGCGAACACGGCCCAGATGGCTTGCTCGATGCGCGGCTCCAGGCCGGCCGGCGCCACGAAGGTGCGAATGGCCCAGAGGAGAATCCAGATCACCGCGCCGAGCACGATGATGCCGATGATCAGCCAGAGGATGCCGACAGCGAGGTTGATCATGATGCTCCCTCCAGCAAAGCGACTGGCTCACTTCCCCAGGATGCGGTTGGCCTTCGCCTTGATCTTCGAGGCTGTCGAATGCGAGATGTTGCCCTTCTTCTCCTGCTGCGTGGCGCGCGCCTTGGCGTTCGCGGCGTGTTTTTTGTCAGGGACCGGGTACGACCTGTCGGGACCGGCAAACGCCGATTTGGGCAGTTTGTTGCGCTTCGCAGCCGTTAACTCTGCCATGGGTTGCCTCCACATATTCGGCCATCGCCCGCAGGAGTGCGGGGTCATCCTTGACCTGGCCGAGGGTTCGATTGCAGCGATCGCATAGCCAGCCACGAAAGGCGCGCGACTGGTGGCAGTGATCGAATCGGGTCGGGCCGTTCTCGCGGCAGATGTCACAGATATGCGCGCGAGGCCGGCCCGCGATCTCGATGAGCTTTTTCTCTTTGCGCTCGTAGAAGGCTTGCTGGCGTGCTTTTTCCAATTCCGGGTTTCGCCTCCGCTCTGCTCGCCTGGCTTCCCTGTCGATCCGACGCAGCGCGTCCAGATGCTTGGCGCGGTAGGTAGCTCGGGCCTTCTTGTTGGTCTCCGGATGCTTGACGCGATAGCGGCGCGCCTCCTCGGCCCTGGTGCCGGGATGCGCGATGCGCCAAGCTTTGGTCCGTTCGTAGCCTATGCTCAACCTCCCTCGCGGCTGCGTTGCGGCTTCACCTTCTGGCCCTCGTGGCTCTTGTCGGGCATCGGATACTTGCGTGAGCCGGGCATGCCGAACTGGCTCTTTTTCAGCTTGTCGCGGCGCCCTTCGGACAATTCAGCCATCTTTGCTCCTCCTCCTTATCGTTCCCCTTCATCCACTCGCGCAGTTTCTCCCGCTCGTTTTCGTCCTCGACTTCGCTGAGCCATTGGCACTGCGCGCAACGATGATGGTCCGGCCCCGGCAGAGCGTAGGCGTGGACACGTATCCCGCAGTCCACGCAAGTGAATTCCACCGCCAGCCGTTCCATCATCACCCCTCCCGGCTGCGCTGCGGCTTCACCTTCTGGCCTTCGGCGATCAGCCGCATGAGTGTCATCGCCAAGGCGTTCTGGCCCTCGCGAAACATGCCGTAGCCATAGGCCTGATCCATGGCGAGGCCGAGCCGCCCCACCCACACGCCGCGCCGCACCGACACGTCGAGGAGCCATTCGACCACGAGGCGGAATTCCCTGGCGTTCCACAGTTGCGCCGCGAGCTGCGCCACCTCGCGGCCCCGCTGCTCATGTGTCTTGCGATAGCGGGCGCTCTCCGCTTGATCCGCCGGATGATCGAAAAAATCCCAGCCCTCGCTCATCGCCTGGTCCATGATCGACTGCGTCGATGGCTCCGGGCTCTGCTCTTCCTGCTCGGTAAAGCTCATTCGTCCCGTTCCTCCGCCCGATAGACCAGCTCCAGCACCACCGCGAACATCGCCAGGATGATGGTCAACACGGTCATTGCATCGGACCCTGTTGCCCGGCCTGGGCCGGGTCGCCGCTCGGCGGCGCCTGCTGCTGCTGCATCTGCTTTAGGGCCGCCTGCACGCCTTGCTGCACCAGCATCTGCACCGTCTGCATCATTTGCTGCTGCACGCTCTGCGGATAGATTTCGTCGGCCGCGATCCCCATCGCCTTGCCGATGCTGGCGAGCACGCTGTTGACCGGCATCATCTGCGACAGCGCCTGCGGCCCGGCGAGGCTCTGCACGAGCTGCATGAACTCGACGCGGGGCTGGATGCGCCCGGCGTTGAAGGCCTGCGCCAAGGGCGAGGTCACCTTGAGCATCACCAGGAGCTGATCGATCCTGATGCGCGTCTTGATGGCGCCGAGGCTGTGCAGGATTTCGATGATCCTCGGCACGGCGGGCAGCACGATCTCGTTGATGAGCCGCCCGTAGGCGCCGGCGTGATCCTGCGCGAGCTTCATCAGCCGCATGACGATCTCGGAGGCCGATTTCGGCGAATTGGCGTCGGGCGGGATCGACTGCTCAAACATCCCCGAATTCACCTGCTGGCGCAGGTCCTGCAGCACGATATTCGAGACGTTCATGTTGCCGGGGATGTCAAGGCGCGCAATCGACGGTCCGAGGACGCCGCCGTTCCGCTCCACCGTCCACATCGCGCCAGGCTCGATGCGGGCAAGGTCCGGATTGAAGACGCCATCGTCGATGCGGGTGAAGATGCCGCTCATCGCCAGCGCCGCCGCTTTCAGCGTAAATTCCTGCGCCTTGTTCAAGGTCTTGATGGTCGGCAAGGTCAGTAGCGCCGGGCCGAAGCCATAGGCCTGCCCCGGCATCCGGAAATAGCGCGGCGTGATCCACGGGTTGGTCAGCGAGGTCTCGGTCCATATCGGCGCCTCGGCGTTCTCGGTGTAGACCCACAGCTGATAGCTCCGGCCGTTGTCGATCGACACGGTGTCCTGCAACAGCATCGTGGTGTCTTCGGGCGAGGTCACGGCCGAGGCCTTCATCGCCTCCGGGTAGTTGCCGTGCGGCCAGGTCTCCATGATGCCGCGCAGCGGCCATTTGCGCTTCCAGAACACGCCGTCGATCGAGGCGTAAGGCCCTTGATCGACCGCCACCTCGTCCATCGAGGCCGAGACGAAGCGCACCGGCTTCATCTCGTCGCCCTTGAGGATCATCATGAAGCCGGTCGAGATCAGCACGTCGAACAGCATCTCGATCAGCGCCATGTCCCATTCGCCGGTCAGGAAGGTCGGCCAGATGACTTGCGTGAGCTGCTGCAGCTCCTGCGCCACCTGCTCCGGATCGCCGCCGGCGGCTTTCACGCCCGGCCCTGGTTCGAGCTCGAACCACTGCACGCCGGGCGGGAACAAATCCTGCTGCAGGCGCCCGGCCGAGCGCACCAGCGCCATCGAGCCGGTGTTGTCGAAAATCTTGTCGGTGCGGTTGCCTGGCGCCTTCTCGTAGAGCCGCGTGGACATGCGGTAAGGCGCGATATAGTCGTAGGCGTCCAACAAGACCTTGGTCCAGCGGTCCCGGTCGCCCCACGCCTTCTGTGAGCGGGCCTTCAGCGCCTTGAAGTCGAGGCCGGGCATCAGGCGCCCAGCGACATGCCGGCGGGCCGGTTGGCGGCGCCGCCGAGCTGCCCGATATAGCTCGGCGCCGCCGCGCGGAACTGCAGGATGGCGCGGCCGAGATTGGCGCGCCGCTGTTGCGCCGCCTCGGCGTCTGATTGCGCCTGTTGCGCCGCCGATTGCGCCAGCGCCTGGTTTTGCCCGCTCTGCACGTTGAGCGAGGCCTGGCGGGCCGTCTCCTGCTCCTGCGCGAGCTGGGCGGCGCGATCGGCGGCGGCCTGCTGCGCGGCTTGCGCCGATTGATCCGACGCCGTCTGCTCGACCTGCGTCTGCTGGGTCGCGGCTTGCGTCTGCGCCTCCGAGAGCTGCTGCGTCTGCTGCTCTTGCGCCTGCAGCATCTGCTGGGTCGCCGCCGTCTGCTGATTGGCCAGCGTTTGCGCCGCCACGGCCTGCTGCTGCTGCTGGATCGCCATCAGGCGCTGCGCATGCGCGTCGCCGCCGCCCCCGAATAGCCCGCCGATGGCACTCACCGCGCTACCCATCAGAAACCTCCGATGTCCAGCGCCAGGTTTCGAGGCCGGCCCAACTCCTGTCGAAGCCGAAGCCGATCAGCCTGGCGATCCGCGCTCCCGACGACCTCCCGCCCTGCACATAGGCCACCGTCTCATGCGCCCCATCATGCGCCACCCCGCGCAAGGTCAATTGCGCGAACCGTAAAAAATCGTGCAGCTCGGCGAGCGAGAGATCGGGATGGCAGGTGAACCAGGCCTCGAAACGGCGCCGATTCGCGGCCTCCCCGATCGGCATGAGGCCGGCGCAGACGACGGCCTTGCCGTCCGGCCGGCGCCAGGTCCAGGCGAGCCCGGAGCGCGATTGCAGGCGCGCCACATGCTGCGGGTTGAGCTTTGGCGCAGACGTCCTGTCGCCCTCCAGCAACGCCAGGATGTCGGCCATCCCGGCGCCGCGCTCGATGCGAAGGCTCACAGCGCGAATTCCGACTTGATGACGGTCGAGGCGCCGCCGGCGCCGCGCGCCTGGCCGGGGCGTCGCAGCCGCGCCGCTGCCGAGATGATCCCGGCCCGGCCGCGTGCCGTCAGCGCCGCGTATTGCAGCGCGTCATGAAGGTTCGAATATTCGTTCTTTTCCGGCCGGGCCGCCTCGCCGCCCACGGGCTTCCCGTGCTGATCGACCTTGAGGCGGTAATGCGAGGCAAAACCCTTGATCAAGGTCTTGCACACCGGCGAGACCCAGATGCCCGGCACCTCCGGCGCGATCGCGTAGGTGAGCATCGAGCGCACGGCCTCCAGGCGCAAATCCGGCTCGTTCGACGGCGCCGGCGTCAGGTGCAAGCCCAAGGCGCGTGACACGATATCGAGCCAGCTCAGCTCGCCGCCCTCCTTGTCGGCGCCATAGAGCGCCGAGGGGTCGGCCGCCGCGACCTGGATGTCGTTCTCGCGGTAGCGGCTTTCCAGCGCCAGGCGGGTCAGCTCGGCGAAGCGGCCAGGCCCCATGCGGCCCCAATAGAGTTCCTCGAGCACCCGCCATTGCCCATCCGGCATCGGCTGGCAGATGACGCCGGCCGGATGCAGCCCGGCGTCGAAGCCGAGCACGATCGGTAGCCCCGGCGCCGGGCGCAGGATGTGCGGCGCGATGTGGCGGCGCTCGTCAAAGTCGGTGTAGACCGGCAGGCCGTCCCGCGAGTAGCCGAATTGCGCATCGACGAAGCGGCGCACGTACCAGTGCGGTTGCCCCATGGCCATCCGGTCGTAGTAGCCCTCGCGCAGGTTGGCCACGTTCTCGGCATCGGGCGAGCGCCCGCCCGGCTGGCGATGCAAGGCATAACCCTCGACCGGCGCAGTGGAAAAGTCCTCCTCGACCCAGGTGTCCACCTCCGGCGGGTTCATGTCGCCGAACACCTGGGCGGGCGGCGACACGTCGTGCTCCATCCAGCCGCGCGCCGGGTAGCGCCCGGTGCGCTGCACCAGGAAGCGGACCGCCGAGCGGTCGAGGAGGTCCATCTCGTTGGCCCAGGCCCAGGTCCCTTCCCAGCCGCGCATGATGTCCTCGATGCGGTGCAGCCCGAGCGCCTTGAACTCCACGGTCAGCTCGATGCGCCGGCCGCGCATGGTTGAGAAAGCAAGCTCATGCGTCGCCGGCCGATCGTCGCCGCCGATGAAGCGCGAGCCCGGATAGTCCTTCGGGAACCACATGAACCACGAAGCCAACGTGGTCGCGTAGAGGGTGCGGTAGCTGTCGCGCACCACGGCCCCCTTGGCGCGGATCACGCCGTCGCGGCACACCGGCATCATCGCCGTGAAGCGCAGCGCCTTGAAGATCGTCGCGTGCGTCTTGCCGGAGCCGACCGGCCCCATCAGGGCGGCGACGGTCGCCGTGTCGTCACGGATATAGGCGGCGGCGACCGGTCCGGGCGGCGTATAGCTCGCGATATTGAAGGCCGTCGCCGGCTGGCTCGGCGACGCATAATTCGAGACCTTGAACCCCATATCTGCTCCGCACCCCGGCCTCCAACCTACTGCGCCCCGCCAACCGTCAATTGCGATCCCGCCCATTTTCAAAGCGTGCCGGCATGAGGGGGATGGGGCCGGGAAGTTGGCCGGCGGCCGGTTTTCGGAGGGGCGCGGTCACCCTCCGCGCGCGAGCCGACGGGGGGGTCACCCAAAGGGTGGTCAGCCCTCCTCCGCGCGCGTCGCGTCGTCGGCGCGCGGCGGAGGGTCGTCAACTGATTTCCTATCAGTCACCGGATGGCGGTTTTCCGGCGTGTTATCAACGCCTTGGGTGGTAGCGTGCGACGCCTCGCCGTGCGACGGCTCGCGGACGTCGCCGCCAAGTGATTGATCTTGCAGGTGATTCGCCACGGCGTCGAGAACGTCGTCGTCGATGCCCATGGCGCCATCTTGCCGCGCCTGGCGCGCCTGCGCCACGACGTGCGTGACGTCGCCGACGATCAAGACGTTCGGCGAGCGCTCACGGTCGTCGTGGATGTTCAGCGGCATGCGGCTTTCGAGGTAGGGCAAGAGGTCGGCCGCCGCCTTCCTCTGCTCGCCGAGCGCGTCCAGGCGATCGCAGCCCAGCTCGCGCGCCAGCTCGGCCACCGGCCGCGTGATGATCTCGCCGAGCCACAGCATCGGGTGCGAGTAGCCGGAACGCAGATACAGATCGCGCATGGCGACCGTGCGCCGGTTCGGCGTGCCCCGCGCCCGCCCGATCCCGAGCCCACCACGCCGCGCCAGCGGCAGCGCATCCTCACGCAAGCCCCCCTCGAATAGTTCGACCTGACTTTCCGGCGCCTCCGCCGGCAAGGGTTCCGATGCCCGTATTCCGCCCGTAATGTTCGTCACCCGCGTGTGATCCGCCATGCAAGCCTCATACCGCCAGGCGCGCCCTCTCGCGAGCCCAAAAGCCCCTAGTGCCGATATGGCGCGGCAGCCTACCAGCCATAGCGGTGCGACCGCCTGCCGCAGGGCCAGCGGCCCGGCGAGCCTCCCGGAAATAGGCCATTGGCCCGCTTATTCCCCATGCCATTGGCCTTTTCTGCGACATTCTGTCCCATGCCATTGGCCCGCCTCACGGGCCGATGGCCCGCCAAACGTGAACAAACCTGGGGTGTAGTGTCTCAGGTGTCTCACCTGGTGTCTCACCTTTTTATCCTTTATTCTCAATATGATATAAGGAAATGAGACACTTGTGACACTTGTGACACCATCACACGCGCTAGGCACGCGCGCGCGTATAGCGCGAGGCATCGAGGTGTCACAAGTGTCTCATTCCTTTGCATGTCATTGAGATCGCTCGCGAAAACCCTGAGACACCGGGTGAGACACTTGTGACACGTGTCTCAGCGTCCCGGCCGCCTGGCGCTTCGCGCTCGCGGATCAGCGAACATCGCACATCTGCGCATGGGTCAAGTGTGAAGGCCTGAATCGGTGGGTCGCAACGGTCAAGCAGCCCCAAACAAAAGGCCGGGATCGAGGTGCGACACTTTGGCACAGTTGACACTACCAGGCCAATGGCCCGATAAAGACCTCGCCAAGTAACGGCGGCTCCGAACTACAGGAAACGACTATGAACCTTCACCCCGCAGAATTCGCCTGCTCTCATCACTTCCAGACTGAACAGGAAGCCCGCACTATAGCCACGATGATGACGAACGATGATCCCGATTGGACCTACGACGTCGTGATGACCCCGCGCTCCACCTATGTCATCGCGGTCATCGACGGCGATGACTTCCTCGGCTTCCTCTGATCGCGTGACGTTTCACCGGGCCGCGTGCGAAGCGCGGCCCCATGAAGCCCCCGGCTTCCGTCAGGGCGATCGGCGCCCGGCGATCAACAAGGACCGACGATGCACATTCTCAAAGGCCACGTTTCGCCCGCGACCGCCTATGTGGTCGACGATTACCCCTATGGTTTCCGCTTGCGCTGCAAAATCCGCTATTGGCTCGACGCGGACCCGAAGCGCGGCGCCCGCCTGGTGTCCCAGACGACCAACCCCAAGCGGCCAGGCGAGGTCTGGAACAAGCCCAAGGCCTCGACTTACGCCCGGTTCGGCGGCGCGATGTATCTCGACGACAACGACCATGTCCAATGGCGCGGCCTCTCCGAGTATTGCGACGCGGCCGAGGCGCAGGCCTTTCAGGAAACCTACGGCGACGGCGTGCCGGAGATTTTGCGCGATCGCCTAGCCGCCTGGGTGATGGCGAAAATCGCCTACGAGGCCCGCTTCCGCGAGAGCGCTTGACGTTTCGCAGGGCGCCCGGTTATGCCGGGCGCCTCACGAAGCGCCCGCCGCTTCCGCCAGGGCAATTCCGCCCGGCGATCCCGAGAGAACCCGCCCAATGGCTATTATGATGGGGAAACTTTACACGGCGCTGCGTGACGCCAACGTGCCCGAGGATCACGCGCGCGAAGCCGCCGAAGAGGCCG